TGCTAACGTATTAATATGCTCTTCAAAACCTAAATGATGACCGCCCTTCATGCTGTTATTAAACTGTACATGATTAATTGGACCATACTTTTTAATTACAGAAATTGTTTCTGAGTTTGTATCGCACACCCTAACAGCTCCATCAGCTATTAAAAAATCATATTTTACATCTAAGTTTTTATGATGTGCTGCCCAAGTCATACTTGTTGTTATAGCGTTTTTAGACCAACCTTTACTTCCAACAAAAGGACTTTTTAATTGTTTAGATCTATTAAGACCAGTTCCACTGCCTGCATTAGACTTTCCTAAAGCAGCATAGTTATAAGACCAAACACTGCAAGTTCCACTATCTTCATTTCCAATTATTATTAAATTATCTCCACCAGTTCCAAGCCTATCAATATATACTGCTGAATCACCTGTATCGTCAGCAGTAATTTCTGCACCTGCTATACCCATGTAAGAATCCGTACCATCATCGGTTACTTCTGTAACTGTAAATATACCGTTATTATCAGAGCTACCTCTAATTTTAATTAAATCTCCTACTTTATAATCAGAAAATTGCGTAACTCCACTTGTAGGATGTTTAATATGTTGTGTGTTTGGTTTACCCATTAAATAACACCCTTACGTTTAGGAGCCGTAGTCTCTCCTTCACCAACATCAGATTCACTGCTTTTTATAAAATCTATTGCAACATTAGATGTAGTTGAATACGTACCACCATAAGTACCGCCTTGAAAAAATAAATCTATATCTGATTCCATATATGCAAGATTATTACCACCTGATTTTCTAACAACTGTATTGACTTCATCTATACTGGTATTAGTAAATTTACCATCATGATTAGATGCACTATTTGGTGTTCCTACTATCATAGGTCTTAATGCTCCATCCTGATCTACAACAAATCCCTGAATAAAAGCAAATTCATTTATAGCAATATCTCTAGGATCTTTTACACTGTTAATACCACCAGCAAAATTGTTCATAGTGAATCGTTGTTTAGCCACGTACTATCCTTCCATTATACGTTGTAACTCCATCATTTATATTTAAACAAATTAAATTAAAGTTACCATTATCTAATATATCTACTATAGCCACATTATGTGTCCAGTTAACAGGTCTTCCTTTTAAATATGATTTAGTCATATCAGTTAAACATCCAAGTGAATGAGCCATGTGTGCTCCATCGATGTGTGTGATGACTGCTTTCTGACAATCGTGGGTATGCCCATAGACGATGTTGCAGCCCATGTGAAGAGCGTGGCTTCTGGCGTGACTGATTCCCATGTAATGCCCTCCGTGGTAAGCGTAGAGTTTGCTTCCAAGCACGGGAAATACTTCACCATAGGGGTGCCATTCATAACCTCGTTCATCGAACTTGAACGCCTTTCTAGAGGTGTAGTTTTCGAGGTACGGGTTTTCTTCGACGAAGTTGTCGAACCATATTTCATGGTTGCCTTGGCAAAAGATTTTTTTCTTCGTTCTAGTTTTTGCAAGAGCCTTGTCAATTCTATCGAGTCCTCTGTTACCTGCTCTAATTTCTTTTTTGATCTCTGGTAATTGGTATTCAAGCGGTGGTCTTTTTTTCTTTTTCCACTGCCAATGACTAACTGATTCCCCGTCAATTGCGTCACCCAATAAGAGAAATGCCGTAGGGTTGACCTCTTTAATAATTTTAAGAGCACAACTAAACGCCTTTTCATCATGATTAGGGAAGTGGATATCTGGGAATACAACGACACGTTCACTTATCTTCAAACCTTCTCCACGTTAATTAACATCTATGCTACTCTCTCCAGAAAGTCATCGACTGTACCACGACCTGCTGAACTATTGTAGTATTTTTTCCAATACTCTGCTTGTCCTTTTAAAGAACTAGGTAGCTTCTTTGGGATTCTTCTATAGTGTAATCTACACATAGCTATTTGAGCTGCTAGATTAGTTTCTAGTATAAAATCCCAATTTTCCTCCGTAGGCTGCGTAAAATGAGAAAGGTTAACCTCCATAGCCTTAGCAACTTTTTTCATCATATCGGGGCGATATGAGAGATAATTCTTACATATATCTACTCCTACCCACGGTTCACACTGAAAAAGTCCTCTAGCGGGACCACGTATTTGTCTAATATAGCGATAACCACTCTCTACCTTACCAGTTCTATAGACGAGATCTACTGCTTCTTTTGAATGCATGTCCATCTCTTCTAAGATACGGATAATCAAATTCTTGATTTGTTTTTCATCCATACAGATTAAAACTTCCAGAATATTTTTACGCCTGCTGAAGCAACGTCTAATAGTTCCTTCATAATTTTATCACGTTCCTTTGCTGTTATCTTACCATCTTTCGATGCGTCATGATATGCATTTAGAACTTCTTGTACTTCTTTCAGTACTCCTCTGTATTTTGTAGCAGCAAATGTTAAGCCACCACCTACGATAATTGCTGCCATGTATGCAGCGTTACCCCAAGATAACCATTCCATTATATAATTCCTATCTTCATTAGTGTTATTATTAACCCTAGAGAAGCAAAGCCGCCTGCGGACCAAGCTTTCCAGTTTTCAAGACTTGATGTGCGATTATTTAAATGAGACAAATGATTTTCCATTCGTTCTACTATAGTTTCAATACGCATCACTCTCTCTCTAATATCGGTTCTAATTTCTTGTGGCTCCATTATCTTTTCCTACCGCCTTGACCACGATAACTTTTATATTTTCTTTTTGTACCACGACCATTACCTATTCTAGTCTTTTTCATTTTTTTCATGATTTACCGTTAGCTCTTCCTTTTAAAAAATTTAAATCATCTGACTGATCGTTTAATTCTTTTAATAAATCCTCATGTCTTCTATCACGAACTTCGTCAGATCTATTCCACCTATCTATAAGTTTAATAACTATATCTTCTATCTCTCTTAGTTTTGACATAAGCGTTGTTCTTAAAAATTGTATCATTCCAACAAAGAGTAAAACAATAACTCCCATTGCTCCATATTCTGTATATGCTTCCATTAATACTCCACACTAACATAAGCCATTGGTGTGGAATTAGTTACTAAGATGGGATCAAAATTTGCACCTTCTGCAATATATTCACCCCAAATCTTTTTACCACCTTCAATAACTATAGGTTGTATACCTGACCATATAACGCTATCATCAATCATAATATATGCATGAAAATAAGCATCATATTGCCCTTCTTCCATTTGATATATATAGTAAGTAAATACTGGTCTCCAAGTATTTACACCATCCTGTTCTGCTGTTGCTTGAAAATAAATTGGTATATTATTCTCAGCATCAACAACTCTCTTTTCAATTGTCATATAACTATCTTGACAACTAAGTAGAAATAAAAATAATAATAGCTTCATCATTTGTTAGATGTATCTTTTAATAATATATCGTACATAGACTGAGCTATCCAATGTCTTGCAACTTTATCTTGGAGATCTTCATATCTAAATTTCTCTAATGTTTCTTCAAACTTTTGCTTATAATCAGCATCTGTCTTTAACAGTGTAAAACTAGAACTATATTGTATTATACTTTGGTCCATATTATTTTTCTTTTTTAAACATTTTCTGTAATAAACTTTTGTTTATTTCTTCTAATTCAGCATTCCTTGAATTTTCTATTACTGATAATCTTTTATCTATTGCTTCATAATTCATTTTAAGTTCTTTGATATCAGATTGTAATGTAAACCAAGCTGTTACCATCGATCCTATAATGGCAACAAGTTGAACTAGCCAACGTATGTTTATAGTAACATTTAAACTATCATCAATTTTTGCCATTATAAAACCATCTACCTAATGAAGATTAAGCATCAACGACTTCAGCTTTTTCTTCATCCTTCTCTAAAGAAGCTCTGAACAATCCTACAAAAGCATCTCTACTTACTTGCAGAGATTCTTGAACGAATATGTTTCTTTCAATTTGTCCGCTTAAACTAACTAAGTGATCTTTGATCCTTGATTGTTCTTGTGAAAGATCTTCTTGATAGTATTCTTTATTATCGATTGTTACTACGGGCTCTCTTTTTTCTTTTTTAGCCATTTATAACTCCTTTGTTATTGTTTATAGTTTCTTGAAAT